AGGCATACGGCTGGAAGACCTGCCGCTGCGTGCGCAGCAGCAGGCACTCGCTCAGCTCAAAACAGCGCAGATACAGAGGGCCAGGAAGTACCGGAACGAGCCGGAGATGGCAGAGGGCATCCGCTTTGACAGCAAGAAGGAGGCCGGAAGGTTTCGGGAACTGCAAGCCATGCTGCAGGCAGGACTCATCCGCGAGCTGCGGCTGCAGCAGGACTTCACGCTGCAGGAAGCATACACCACGCCGGACGGAAGACGCATCCGCGCCATCCGGTACTGCGCGGACTTCTGCTATGAGCGGAAGACGCAGACCGGCTGGGAGAAGATCGTCGAGGACGTTAAGAGCCGGGCGACGCGGACACAGAAGTATATCATCAAGCGGAAGATGATGCAGGACAGATACGGAATCGAGATCAAGGAGATATGAACATGAAGATCGGAGACATCGTACAGAGAATCCCGGAGACATTCGGGGAGACGGAGATCGTCCAAGCAAAAGACAGAAAGCAGCCGAAGAAGGAGCGCAAGCCATTCACGGGGACGGTGACGTACATCCACCCACTGAGGAGATACCACGTCGTCAGCTTCCGGGTGCGCGGCGGTGTCATCCGCGAGAGCTTCGCAGGCGCATGAGACAGACGACGGCGTAAGAGAAAGGGCGTGAGGGAATGTTCCGTTTCAAATCTGGCGTGAAGGTAGACTACAACCGTCAGGGGTATATCTATTTCACCTCACGCCTTTACAAAGACCTGCCGGAAGAAGACCAGCGGGTCATCCTCAACCTGTGCCTGGAACATGGCGGGGAGAGCTACCAGGCGCTGTTTGAGTTCGTGACAACAGACGCGACGGCGACGGCGGTGTGCATGAAGCACTGCCTGAGCAAGTCCACGCTGCACCGAATGGTGCGAAGGTACTACGAGGATTTCCCCAAAAAGCTATAATTCGGGCAACGAAAAGCAGGACTGCAGGCGTGCAGCCCTGCTTTTTGTGCAAGGTGCCGAAAAAGTTGACACTTCGTGACGTGACTTTTCCAGTATCATGGCATCGTGACGGGGCACGCACTCGATATTGCAGCAAGACCCTGCGGGAGGGCGCCGCGCATTAGGCGGGATTTGAGCGGTGCGGAGAGCATATTTGAATTTTTCCCCACGACAAGCGCACGCATACGGGTGCGCACGCGCGGGAACCTTAGAGCGCCGGGACGGGAGGTGGCGCAGATGGCGGCAGGAAGGCCCAAAAAATACACCAAAAAGAAGCTGCGGGAGGAAACGGAACGGTATTTCCGCAGCATTTCGCGAACGATTCCGGCCAGAGACGACACGGGCGGCATCATCCGGAACGACGACGGCGATGAGATTCAGCTTTTGCAGTACGTTGTGCCGCCGTCGATTGCCGGACTGTGCCTGCAGCTGGGCATTGATCGCAGCACCTGGCAGAACTACGCAGACCCGACGCTGCATCCGGAGCTGGCGGACGTGGCAGCCGAAGCCAGAGCGCGGATTGAAGCGTATCTGGAGCAGGAGCTTTTGACGCGGGAGAAGGGGCTGCAGGGCATCATCTTCAATCTGCAGAACAACTACGGCTGGCGGCAGAAGCAGGAAGTTGAGCTGGGCGAAAAGACGCGCAGCTCGATGGGGGCCGGTGAGCTGCGCATTGCAGACAAGCTGGCGCTGCTGGCCGAGGAACGCGACGCGCTGCTTATGACGGAGCGAGAAGACGATGGCGAAGAAGCAGACGCAGAAGGAACTTGACCTGAAGGTCGAATGTGCGCTGTGGTTCCGGAATCTCCGGGAGACGAACAACCGCACGTTCCTGCCGCTGTTCTGGGACGAGCACAGATACCTGGTTCTGAAGGGCGGCGGCGGTTCCGGAAAGTCGATCTTCGCGGGGCGAAAGATTCTGGAGCGGGCTATCACGGAGCCGGGGCACCGGTTCCTGGTCTGCCGGAAGGTCGCCAGGACGCTGCGGGAGAGCTGCTTCAAGCAGCTTTTGGGACAGCTGGCAGACTTCTATCCGGACAGCGGATACAAGCCGAACAAGTCTGACCTTGCCATTTCATTCCGCAACGGCAGCGAGATCATCTTCGCAGGTCTGGACGACGTCGAGAAGCTGAAGTCGATCTACAACATCACGGGCATCTGGATTGAAGAAGCGAGCGAACTGCTGGAGGGAGATTTCAACCAGCTGGACATCCGACTGCGCGGCCGGACGCGGGAGTATCAGCAGATCATCCTCACCTTCAACCCGATCAGCATCAAGCACTGGCTGAAGAAACGGTTCTTCGACCGAAAAGACCCACGGGCGCGGGTGCATGAGTCCACCTACAAGGATAACCGCTTTCTGGACGACGCGGCCATTCGGACGCTGGAGAGCTTTCAGGAGACGGACGAGTATTACTACCAGGTCTACTGCCTGGGAATGTGGGGCGTGACCGGCAAAACCGTCTTCGACGGAAAAGCTGTGGCGGCAAGGCTGCAGGCTATCCGGCCGCCGAAGCGCACGGGTATTTTTGAGTATGACGACGACGGCGTGAAGCTGTCTTCGATCAGCTGGACGGACGACAAGACCGGCTGCATCCGCATCTACCGCGAGCCGGAGCCGGGCGTGCCGTATGTCATCGGCGGAGACACCGCCGGAGAGGGCAGCGACAGCTTCGTGGCACAGGTGCTGGACAACAGAACCGGCGTGCAGGTGGCACAGCTTCGCGGGAAATTCGACGAGGACGTCTTCGCCCGGCAGGTCTACTGCCTGGGCCTGCACTACAACACGGCGCTCATCGGCCTGGAGACGAACTTTTCCACCTACCCTGTCATGGAACTGGAGCGGCTGCGGTATCCGCGCCAGTATGTGCGGGAGACCATCGACGACTACACACACAAAGTCCGGCAGTCGTTCGGCTTTCTAACGAACACGAAGACGCGGCCGGTCATCCTCGCTGAACTCATCAAAGCCGTGCGGGACGACATCGAGATCGTGAACGACGAGACGACGCTGGAAGAGATGCTGTCGTTCGTGCGCAACCCGGAGACCCTGAAGCCGGAAGCGGAGCCGGGCGCACACGATGACTGCGTGCTGTCGCTGGCCATTGCTCACCACATCCGGCCGCAGCAAAGCTACCTGCTGCAGGAGCCGAGGGCGCAGGGCGTGAAGTGGTCGCGCAGCCAGTGGGAGGACTACGAAAACGCATCGCCCGCGGAGCGGGAGATGCTGAAGAAGAAATGGGGAACCCCGGCTACCTGACAGGCAGCCGACGACATAGGAGTGAAGATCATGGCGAAACGAGCGAACAACGACAAGCTCCGGCTCTGGCAGGACAGGCTCTCTCGAAACGAAAGCGCTTATGAATCCGAGGCAAGCCGGATGGACGAGCGGGAGGCACTGTATGCAGGCGTCAATCAGCTGCGGGCCATCGTCCGGGGCGAGCGGAAAACGCAGACACCGCACGTCCGGAACATCTGCGCGGAGCTGATCGAAGCGCAGACGGACAGCAACATCCCGCAGCCGAAGGTCACGGCCCGGCGGAAGAAGGACGAGATGAAGGCCAAGCTCATCGAAGATATGCTCCGCAACGAGCTGGACAGGATGCCGTTTGAACAGCTGAACGACATGATGGAACGCACGGTGCCCATCCAGGGCGGCGCTGCGTTTTTGGTCGAGTGGGACAACACGCAGCGGACGCACTTCACGATCGGAGAGCTGGCTGTGTCTACGCTGCACCCGAAGCAGATCGTGCCGCAGGACGGTGTCTACACGGGCGTGGAGGACATGGACTATATCATCCTCAAAATCCCGCAGACGAAGGAGTACATCCGCCGGAAGTATGGCGTGAGCGTGGCAGACGAGTCGGAGCGCGAACCGGACGTCAAGGGCGCGGGCGACACGTCCACGGCGGATGATCTGGTCACGCAGTACATCGCCTATTACCGCAACGACAAGGGAGGCATCGGCCTTTACAGCTGGGTAAACGATACGGAGTTGGAAGACCTGGACGACTACCAGGCGCGGAAGCTCCGCCGGTGCGTCCAGTGCGGCGCCATTGAGCCGCTGGCAGCGGAACCGATGGAAGAACCGAGCACAGACGGAACGCCGCCGCAGCCGATTTTGCAGCCGCAGACACCGGAAGCGGCCATTCAGGAAGCGGCGAACGAGCTGGAGCGGGAGACCAGACCGGCGGTGCAGCGCGGCGGGCGCAAGGCCTGTCCGTACTGCGGCGGGACGAAGTGGGCAGAGTCCACCGAGGAATACGAGGAAGTCTACTTCCCGATTCAGCGCACAGACGGGAGCGTCATTCCAGGCGTCGTTCCGAAGCAGACCGCCAGCGAGACACAGACAGACGAGCTGGGCCTGCCGGTCGTCACGGTCACGGAAGAACCGACGCGCATCCCGTTCTACAAGCCGGACATCTTCCCTGTCATTCTGCAGAAGAATGTGAGCATGTACGGCAGGTTCCTTGGTGACAGCGACATCGACAAGATTGCAGACCAGCAGAACACCACAAACCGCGTTGAGGCCAAGATCATTGACAAGCTGCTCAAATCCGGAAGCTATATCACGCTGCCGGACGAGGCCAGCATCCGCGTGGATGCAGACGACATGAAGGTCATCCGGCCTGGCAACGCCGCGACGAAGGCGCTCATCGACGTCTACGATCTGCAGGGCAACGTGCAGCAAGACCTCACCTATCTGGCACAGGTCTACGAAGAGGCGCGGCAGGTCATCGGCATTACAGATTCCTTCCAGGGTCGGACAGACCACACCGCCACGAGCGGCAAGGCCAAGGAGTTCGCAGCGGCGCAGTCGGCCGGGCGCCTGGAATCCAAGCGTGTGATGAAAGATGCAGCATACGCTGCGCTCTTCGAGGCGATGTTCAAGTTCAAGCTGGCGTACACGGACGAGCCGAGGCCGGTCGTGTCGTCGGACATCCACGGAAACGCGCAGTATGAGACCTTCAACCGGTACGATTTTCTGGAGCAGGACGACGCCGGGGAATGGTGCTGGAACGATCAGTTCCTCTTCTCGTGCGACACATCCGCGCCGCTGGCGTCGAACCGCGAGGCCATGTGGCAGGAGACGCGCATGAACCTGCAGACCGGCGCCTTCGGAGACCCGGCGCAGCTGCCGACACTCATCCTGTTCTGGACGAAGATGGAGATGCTGCACTATCCGGGCGCCAGCGAGACGCGCGGGTATCTCGAAGAAGAGCTGAAGAAGCAGCAGGCCCAGCAGCAGATGGCCATGCAGATTCAGATGGCCCAACAGCAGGCAGCCGTGCAGGCCCAACAGGCGCAGCAGCCAGCCGGTATCGACGAGCAGACGGCACAGGCCGTCGTGCAGCGGGCCAGACAGGACGCAGCACGGGACTCTGCCGCAGCGAGACAGCAGCCCCAGGGGACAGCCCCTGTTTGATTCTTTTGATCGTTTCTTTTATCCGGGTATCGCCCGGCCTCCTAAAGCGGCAGGCTGCGCGGGATTGGGGTACCCGCGCAGCTGGCCGTGACGCAGGAGCATCCAAAAAGAAAGGAGGACGAACACATGGCAGACAACAAGAGACCCGGCTACGCTGGCAGCATCCAGAACACCGGCGCACAGAAGGTCAACGCGCCTTTCTCGCAGAACGTGAAGAAGGGCAACGGCCAGGTGAAGACCGGCAACGATCTTCGCACCGGCAGTTCCGGCAGCGGCAAGAGCGGCAAG